ATGGTGACGTAACAATAAATGGAAATTTAAGTGTCACTGGAGTTACAACTGGAAGTTTGGCCACATATAAAGCATTACTAACCCAATTGGGTGTTCAGAGTGGCACTGACTTAGGTGATTTTAATGGTGGTTTAATTATAGGCGAAACCTATGAAATATTAAATTATCAGAGTGGTGATGATTTCAGTAATATTGCAAATGCGTTGAGTGGGGTTGTTCTTACATATAGTTATAGTGGAACAGCGGTAACTGGGGTAACCAATACATATACTTCTGGTGGATTCACAAGTGGTGGAGGTTCTGGTATTGAGTTTGATATCGTAGTAAACAATGATGCTTATGAATCAGTCAACATCGTTACCATTGGTTATGGTTATGTAAGTGGTGATACAATAACGATATTGGGCACTAATGTTGGGGGTGTTAGTCCAGATAACGACATAACAATAACAGTTGATAGTGCAACTACCGAGAATCCAAATGAAACAGGTTCTGTTTTTATCGCAATAGGAGAATTACCTACAAATTGGAATAATGGTTCTACTTTAGAATCTAGGGGTAATTTAGTTGTAAAAGTGTTAGAAAACAATTTGGGTTATGATATTGAATGGGTCGAGGATTTTATGGGGGGAGGTATTTACATCGCTTTTAATTCAATTACAGGACCACTATATAATACTTTTAATAGAAGCACAACATTTGTTTTAGGTGGAAATATTGCAATACCATTTTTTGGTCCTACCGCAATAGAAACTTTCGTATTACCCTATACTGTTAATGAAAAAGACGATACCATTCTTTTAGCGGTTTTTGATTTAAGTGTTCCTGAATCAGTCTCTAATAGTTTGTATTATTTTCCTATCGAGATTCAAATTCTACAAGATACAAACACAACACCAATCGTAATAAGTGGAACTACAACATCATTTCCTTTCACAAATGTAAGTATTGAGTTTTACTGTGGTGATATGTTTATTCAATCGTTTTACACAAGTGGTGGTACTATTGTTAATGACATACCTGAAGTTGTTAACATATTGAATACAGATACCAACACAAGTTTTCTTGGTACGTTTTCTGATGATGGTGGAAACATAATTTTAACTATGGCAACAAATCTTAAAAATCAATTCTGTACTAATAGTACATTAACATTTTATGTTTTCAATGACTAATAAAAAAATTAAAACAGAAAAAAAATGATACAATACATTAAAAGAAAAAGTGATAATAAGTTTCTACAATCTTTAGAAAACGATGTTTGGGTTGATAACTCAAAAGAAGCTTATGAAATGACTCTTATAGAGTGTAAGAATATAAAAACTGAGTTACTTAATAAATATACTTCTGAAGAAATTACTGAAGTTGTTAATATGTTTAAGAACAAACCAATGTCGAGAGAAGAAAAAAAAGAACTTTTATCTTTACTTAAAAAATAAAATTGACGAATTAGAATGATATCATTATACTTATAAGGACAAGGTAAATGTCATCACTTTAGTATGACAGCTAATATACCATCTAAAATTAAGTATAATGATATCACAAGAACAAATTGAAATGTTCCTTAATGGGAACGACCCCGAACAATTTATCGTAGCAGTAGAATACGATTACGCAACAGATTCCGTTTTTAAAATCAAAGAAATTCCTGGTAAAGGAAAAGAAATAAGAAAAGACACATTCACAGCCTTTGCTTGGGTTGGTGATTTACATGGTCTTAATTTCTATAAGTCATCCAAAGGTCTTCAAAAAGAAGCGATGACAAAACACGGAATCCTAATAGAAAAATTACAAACTGGCGACAATGAAAGATTGGAGAATGGACTTAAATTTATGGTTAAGTCCCTTAAAGGTTATAGAAACCTAATGCAATTCTTTAAAGAAGGTGGAGTTGACCCTTGGGGTGAAAAAACCAAGGATTTAATATTAGTTCTACCCCCAGTTGAACAATACCTTATTCAAAAAGAAAAAAGATTGTTTAAAGGTTATGAAGAATACAATGATGTAACAAGATTTGGATTCGACTTAGAAACTACCTCCTTAGAACCGAAGGATGGTAGAATCTTTATGATTGGAATCAAAACAAATAAAGGATTACAAAAAGTAATTGAATGTTCTAATGAAGACCAAGAACGAGCTGGTTTAGTTGAATTCTTTAGATTAATTGATGAAATTAAACCAAGTATTATTGGTGGATACAATTCATTCAACTTCGACTGGTATTGGATTATGGAAAGATGTAAAGCTCTACATTTGGATATTAAAAAGATTTGTAAGACTCTACATCCTGAATATAAATTTAAACAATCTAATGGGATGTTAAAGTTGGCCAATGAAGTTGAATCCTTTAATCAAGTTAGTATGTGGGGATACAATATTATAGATGTCCTACACTCAGTTAGAAGAGCTCAAGCAATCAATTCAAGTATCAAATCTGCTGGTCTTAAATATATTACCCAATATATCAATGCTGAAGCCAAAGACCGAGTTTATATTGACCACTTGGACATTGCACCATTCTATTCAAAAAAAGAAGAGTATTGGTTAAATATTGAGAATGGCAAATATAGAAAAGTGGGTGTTGACCCCAAGATTGATTCCATTTGTGAAAAACACGATAAAGTGTATATCAAAACAACTAGTGACAATCTTGTTGAGAGATATTTGGATGATGACTTGGAAGAAACCCTTAAAGTGGATGAAGAATTTAATCAAGGTACATTTATGTTGGCATCAATGATTCCAACCACTTATGAGAGGGTTTCAACCATGGGAACGGCAACGATTTGGAAAATGTTGATGTTGGCTTGGTCTTATAAATACAAATTGGCAATTCCACAAAAAGAACAAAAGAAAGATTTTGTTGGGGGGTTATCAAGATTGTTTAAAGTTGGTTATTCAAAGAATGTGTTAAAGCTTGACTTTTCTTCTCTATATCCATCAATACAATTGGTTCATGATGTATTCCCAACTTGTGATATAATGGGGGCAATGAAAGGTAAGTTAGGTTATTTTAGAAATGCCCGTATTAACTATAAGAACTTGGCGGCAGAGTGGTATGAAAAAGATAAGAAAAAATCTCTCTCTTATGATAGAAAACAACTCCCTATAAAGATTTTTATAAACTCGCTATTTGGTGCATTATCAGCTCCACAAGTATTCCCATGGGGCGATATGTTTATGGGTGAACAGATTACTTGTACTGGAAGACAATATCTTCGTCAGATGTCAAAGTTCTTTATTAAGAAAGGTTATACTCCACTTGTGTGTGATACGGATGGTCAGAACTTCTCATTACCTGAAGGTGGTGTTGATAACAGAGTTTATATAGGTAAAGGTCTTAATTGGAAAGTTAAGAAAGATAAAGAATATCGAGGTTATGACGCTGATGTTGCGGAGTATAATGATATATTTATGAGGGGGGCAATGGCCCTTGATTGCGATGGTACTTGGAAATCTTGTATTAACTTGGCAAGGAAGAATTATGCCACAATGGAACATAATGGTAAAGTTAAACTTACAGGTAATTCAATCAAATCCAAAAAACTTCCATTATATATTGAGGATTTCTTGGATAAAGCTATCAAACTTTTATTAGAGGGTGAAGGTCAACAATTTGTTGAGTGGTATTATGAATACCTTACAAAGATTTACAATAAAGAAATCCCACTCCTTAAAATTGCCCAAAGAGCAAAAGTAAAATTAAGTATCAAAGATTATATTGATAGGTCAAAACAAACAACTAAATCAGGTGGTGCTATGTCTAGAATGGCTCATATGGAATTGGTAATTAAACACAATCTAAAAGTTAATCTTGGTGAAGTAATTTATTATGTTAATAATGGAACTAAAGCAAGTCACGGAGATGTACAAAAAGTAAACAAACCAAAAAAAGGATGGAGTGAAGAACAATTAAAAACTTATTTCCAAAATACTAAAATTAATTCAGACCAAATTGATTCTGTTATTCAACTTAATTGTTATATGTTAAATTCAAACGACATTGAAAACAATCCTAATATGACTGGGGATTACAATGTACCAAGAGCAATAACAACATTCAATAATCGTATTGAACCTTTATTGATTGTATTTAAACAAGATATTAGAGATAACTTAATTGTTGATAATCCTGAGAAAAGAACTTTCTTCACAAGTCAACAATGTGAATTGATTAATGGTGTTCCATTTGAAGAAAAAGACCAAGATAGAATCCAAGAAGACTTATTAGATTTAGAACCAAAGGAATTGGAGTATTGGGAGAAGAGAGGAATTGACCCCAACTATATTTATGACTTGGCAGAAGAAGGATGGGAAAGTTATATTGACCAATAAAAAAACACCATTTAAATGGTGTTTTTTTATTGATGTGATATTTATAAATAAAAAAAATATGAGAAAAATAGTAAGATTAACAGAATCCGATTTAATAAGATTGGTGAAAAGAGTAATTAAAGAAGAATCAGATAATTTTGGTTTAGATTTTTGTTCAGGTAAATATGCAGAATTCACTTTAAAGAAAGGTACTGCAAAAATTAATGGTATTAATTTAGAATTAAACACTCCAAAAAAAATAAAAGTGGATAATAATTTTAAATTATTAACTAAAAATGGAATTGTTAAAATAAAATATGAAAAGAATAATCTTGAAATTGGTTATGATGATTTTACGTGTAAACAATTAAGTGATGCGTTTGCTGATGTAGGTGAATACTAAAATAAAAAACCCCACTCAAAAGGTGGGGTTAAATTTTTATTCTAATTTCATTCCATCTGAGGAGATTATATACCAACCGCCTTCAACATATTCAAGTTCAACACAAGCTCCATTATCAATTTCAATTTCATTATATTGTTCATCTATTAAAGAATATTTTGGAATAATACTTGTTTTGGTTAAAACTTTAATTTTAACAGATTCTGTGGTATAACCATCCAAAGTAATTGTACATTTATCAACATCTTTAACAATTAAAAGATATTCACCATTTGTTTCATAAGTTGGTGTATTGACAATCTTTTTAATTTTGGTGGATGGTGATTGACCATATCTTAAAGTTTTGGTAACTTCTCCAATTTTTTTCTTTTCCATATTATTTAGATTTTACCATATTATAGATATGATTTATAATTTAATCAATATTTTTTTCATTTAACTTTTTTATTAAAATATTTTAAAATTCTAGGTTTTATTTGTTTTTCTAAAATAAAATTTATTATTTGTATTGAATCTAATATTGATTGGGTTACTACGTTGTAATCACTAAATCCATTAAATTTTTCTTGGTCACCAATTCTTATTTCGTATGATAATGTATAATTAGCTAAATTTTCATTTAGTCCCCAATCTTCATCATCGTAATCATCATCATCATAATAATCTTCATCACCATAATCTTTAATAACAGAATATTCAATTGATATCCAATTATTTGAGAATTCAAATAAAATGTAACCAGATTCATTCTCTAATTTATCTATTTCTTTTTGTAAATCATTAATTTCTTCATTTTTAATACGAAAAGAATTAATAATTTTATCAACAATAGGTTCTATTGGAATATCATTGTACTTTATAAAAGTAAATCCTAGTTCATTATTTGATGAATCAGGAGATAATAATAAATCTAATATTTCATCTGTGTATTCAAATTCTTCTTTTAATATTTTTCTAATAATAGCTCTCATTAGATTACATATATTTGTCTAGGCATAGCTTGGAATTTCTTTACCTTGTTTAAGTTGTCAGCAATTAACGCTTCTCTTTCCATAACCTTTTCAGGTCTTAATCTTGATAGTTTTCCTTCGGCCCCAGTTAATTCTTCAAGTAATTTAATTTTTTCATCTTTACCTTCAGTTGCTAATATTTGATAATCCATTGTAAGTTCACTATCTGGTGTTTTAATGTTACCACTAAACTTACCTCTTACTTTAGCTAGAGTTTCCTTGGCTGTGGCAAAGAACCATCTACGTATCCATATTTGAGCAGGATTATTTAAATCAGTCCAACCAATTTTATTAAGTGGAACATCTGAGGGTAATTTAATTATATCAGGATTCTTTTTCAAACAATCATCTCTATCAGGACCATCAACTTCATAATACCAATACCAAACTTTACCACCCATTAACGACCTATTTCCAAAGTCAAATTTACCTCCAGGTGTTTGCATTAAATGAACGGCTTTTTTACCTTCAGGTAGGGCTGTGATACGATAAGTCAAATCACCCGCAATAATTCTTCTTTGGATGTTGACTTCTTGCATCCTTAATAACATATCAAAGACTGGTGCCATGAAATATGAACCGGTATTACCTATTTGGGCGAATCCACCAGGTCCACCTACACCAGTACCACCTAAAGCCCCAAATGAAAAGGCATCAAAAAAAATGTTATTTATTGTACTAGGTGTAAACCACAATAATTCATTTAATTCTCTACCTGCTGGTATTTCATATACTTGTTGATTGGGTACGAGTTGTATATAATCTTTTTTCATTACATTATCCCCACCAGCTTGTAAGCCAACTATTTTTGAATATGCGTAAGAATAACGATCTTCAAAATCAAAGCTTTTGGTAATAAATGCTTTGGTTAATGATTCGGTATCTAAATTTAAACCATATAATGATGACCATTGAGATTCAATTAACCAATCTTGTATATATTGAGAATAATCTTCAATAGATAAAGCTAATAATGAATCTAATTGTTCATCTTCCAATTCAATACTTCTGAGAGGAGCACCTAGTAGGTGTCTTAATCTTGTGTATAATTGACTTCTTTCTGGTTCTGGAATTATTGACATAGTTAGTTTTTATCTATAAATATCAAATTAACTATAAAGTAGTTTATTTATTTTATTTTTATAAAACCTAATAGCTTCAGAAATATTTTCATCATTTATTCCTAATTCTTTTAATTTGTTTTTATAATAAGCCATTCTTTCTTGATAGAGTTTAATTAATTGGTCTTTATCTTTTTCTAATCTTGGTTTTATATTAGTTTTTGGTGTTGGTTCTATTATAGGTATGTTAGTTATATTTGTCTTTCTAGGTTCTTCATAATAGTAAATGTATTTAGGTATATTTATATCACCTTCAAGATTATTTCTTTTATAATTAGAATTTGGTGTTGTTATTATTTTTGAAAAATCATTATCAAAAATGATATATTCTTTATTTTCTTGATTAACATAAACTATTAAATCAACATTTTCTTCTTTATATTTTGTGTGTTCATGCCAAGATGCCACCCTATAATACTTACCCCTATCAGAATTAAAAATTTTAACATACCCTTCTTTTATAGGTTTTATTTGGAAATATATTGGTTCTTCATTTTCAAATTTTAAAACGATATCTTGCCCTTTTTTTGTGTCAGCAACCGAACCACCACAATTAAAATTAATTTTATATTCAATGTCTTGTTTATATCTATCTAAACCGAAGGCTAAATTAATCATATCTCTTCCATATTCTTCATTTTTTAAACCTTGTTCAAAGTTTTCAATTGAGATTTTTGCCAATCTATCAATCCATTCTCCATCATTTGAAAATAATCTTACTTTATTTTCATCAATCCATTGCCTCAATGATATGGGATATTTTACTTTTTTTCCTGTTTTATATTTTTCAGCTTCTTCTTTATATATTTTTTCTATTTCGCTATGGACATTACTATTCGCATCCCATCTATTTACTAATGACCAATTACCTTTTCCACCATATCTTTCTTCAGTATATTTACCTCCAATAATACCAATATTAGTTGGACCACATTCTGGTATATTTAAATCACCTTTACAACCATTAACCCAACCATCAAATGGATTATTACTATCACATTTATCATAAACACTTTGAATTATACTACGCATAGTTTTATAATTTGGAAAATCAGATTTAGCTTCATTTAATAATTCCCTTTTTGTTATAGATTCAGTTAAATTAATTTTTGATAGGTATAATCTATCTGATTTAATTTTAATACTACTAGAGTCAAAAATATAAGAATATCTTTCTTTAGATTCCAAGCCTTCATCTTTTATTTCCGCTTTGTCAAAGTCAAAAAATACATAGTTTTTAATATTATCAATAAAACCAAAAACATTAATATTTTCAGGTTTATAGATGTTTTTACTTTTGAAGATATATTTTACTTGTCCGTTAATGTTTGTTTCATATAAATCTCTTGTTGGTTTAACTTGTAGATATTTTGATACATTATTTTGGATTATCATCATATCTTGACCTTTATATTTATCCCTTACATCACCATCACAAAATCTTGTAATGTTTAAATTTTTATAATTACTATTTAAAATTTGGATGGCCAACTCTTCACGAGATAAACCATAATCTAATGTTCCTTTTTTAGTTTTTGGGTTCAATATAAAATTAGCCAATTTTGGTACAAATTTACCATCATTACCTAATAAAGTGTATTTCATTTTAAAAAACCAATTAATAAAATCAGAACCTTCACTATTATATTTTTCATATAACTCCAAAATATTATCACTAACATTAGTATTACCATCAAACCAATTTATGACAGACCATTCACCAATCCCACCTCTTTGACTAACAGCATATTTACCACCAATTACACCATAAGCGGTTTTGCATTCATCAGTTTTTATTTTACCAAAACAAGGAGTTTCAATTCGTGTATTAAGATTATAATTTTCTATAATTTTTGGTGAACATTCTGGATAAACTTTGGGTAACATTATTTTGAAAACTTTTGGATTCACTCTACCATTATCCTTTATATATTTAAAATCTTTACCAAAATCTTCAATTGGGTCATAGATAAAATCATTCTTTTGTTCTTTAATTGATTCTCTTAATTTTGTTTTTAGTTTTGATAAATAAACATCATTAACGAATTCCCAATTCACAACATCCCAAAACCTTTTAATATATTCATCTCTTTTACTTTGATATTTTATATAATAGGCGTGTTCCCATAAATCCAATCCCAATAAAGGATAACCACCATCAATGTCATTCATTTGGGGATTGTCTTGATTTGGTGTTGTCATAATTTTCAATCTATTGTTTTTGGTTAATACCAACCAAGCCCAGCCTGACCCAAATCTTCCAATGGATTCTTCTTCAAATTTTTTCTTAAATTCTTTGTAAGACCCAAATTCTTTATTAATTTTGGTTAATATTTCTCCTTTGATTGTTTGTTTCTCAGGGGATAACATTTTCCAAAATAATGAATGGTTGTAAGCCCCACCACCATTATTTCTAATTACTTTTGGATATCTTGTTATTGATTTGATAATATCTTCCAATTCAACATTACCATAATTCTTTTTTGATAAGGCATCGTTAAGTTTCTTAACATATCCTTTATAGTGGTTGTTGTAATGAACATTCATTGTTTTTACATCAATGAATCTTGTAAGGGAATCATAACCATATGGTAATTTATCAATTCCAATCTTTTTGGCTTCAGTTATTAAACTTTCACCTAATAATATAGTTTCTTTTAATAGTTCTAATTTCTTTTCCATAAAATATAAATATCTTCTAAAAGATTACTTTAATCATTTATATTTATAAATAAATTTAGTTAAAATGAATCTTAACGAACAAATACAAAGAATGAAGTCAATGATGGGTGTGATAAATGAAATCCAAGACCCTGAAGTAATCAGACATATATATGTTACTGAAAAACAAATTTTAACTGATGAAGAATTCGGTGTGATTAAGGATTTATTTCCAAAATGGAATCATTTTATTTGGATAATAAAAAAAATTGAACAAAATTGTATTAGTCAAGACGAAATTTTCGATTTTGTAGATTATCTAAATTTTTTTGATAAACACAAAAAAAATTTTCCTATAAAAGATATTGGACAAATTAAAAGTTGTGATGACGTTAAAAATATGATTAATATAGTATATGATAATTCTGAAAAGATAGAAGAAAATATTAATTATGTTATTAAAAATGATGATATTAATAAATTAGAAGAATATGGAATTTTATATTATGGAATTTTTGATGACTTCCAAGTTTTTATTGTCCCTAATTTTGATACAATAGGGGAATTAAATATTGATACGAGTGAATTGTATAAAGTATATAAGAACATATTAGGTGTTTGTGACGATAGAAAAAAAGGAGGTAAAATTAAGTTATGTACTGTAGCTAACCCATCAAAATTTTTTGAATATATTCTAAATGGGTATTTGTATGTTTTTCATAGTAATAAAAATATAAATGCACCATTTCAGGTTTCAATTAATAAAAGATTTAATACTTTTGAGTGTAAAAATAAAAATAATGATATAGATGAAAAAATTTGTGAAAAATTAAATAATTTTATATCCAATAATATTTCAAATATTGAAAATAAAATGACCTCTTTTATTTTAAAAAGTAAAAATTAATTAACATTATTAATCCTATTCATAATTTGTTCAATGAATTCGGCCTTATCCAAATTGTCACCCATCACAGTATCAATTATATTCTTTTTATTAATTAACATATCATAGATAACACCTTCAATTGTATTTTCAAATATGGGATAATAAACTGAAACACAATTTTTTTGACCATATCTATAAGCTCTATCTTCGGCTTGTTGGTGATGTGCGGGAACAAAAGATAAGTCATTAAACAATACAACCTCACCCGCAGTTAATGTAATACCAACACCTGCCGCTTGTACATTTCCAACGAATACTTTTATTTTATCGTTTTCTTGGAATTGGTCAACAGAATATTGTCTTTGAGTTTTACTACAAGTCCCATCCAAATAAACTGATTGTTTTCCAAAATGAGAATGTATTTTTTGTAAACTATCTGTAAAGTTCGTAAATACAATTACCTTTTTACCTTGTTCTAATATATTCTCAATTAAACCAATTGTCTCTTGAACTTTCTCATCAGCAATAACTTGTCTTACTTTCATAAGTTTGTTGAATTGAACAGTTAATGACTTTGATTCTTCTGGATGTTTATTATACCACTCATAATATTCCCCCATCAATTCTTCATATTGTTTTGATTTTAATCTCAAATAGATTGGGGTAATAATTTTTTCAGGTAAATCTAATACATCAGTTTTTAATCTTCTCAATACTTGTCTTGATGTTCTATCTCTTAACTCTTCCAAGTTAGATGCACCATTCACATTCCACACTTTCCTATTCCCCGCTTTGAATTGATAACCTTGACAATAACGAATAACATAAGCCATCCAATTTTGAGCAACAGGACTTTCAATTAGATTCAATAAATTGTAATAATTAATTGGTCTATTTGTCATTGGTGTACCAGTTAACAACCAAAGATATTTTGATTTCTTTACAAAGTCATTTATTAGTTTCGTTCTTGCGGCTTGGGGATTGGAAATATAATGAGCCTCATCAATTATAACCAAATCAAAATTAGCTTTTGCTATTGGTGAATTCTCTTTATTCTTTAAATCATAAAAGTTTTTAAGAATATCATAATTCACAATAACAAAGTCGTGGTCAGTGGAGAAATTCTTTCCCTCCGATATATAAACACTTCTATCAGTATAATTTCTAATTTCTCTTTCCCAATTTATTTTAAGTGATGCTGGACAGATAATTAATATTTTCTTTATATCAGTTTCAAGTGCCCCAATAACTGCTGAGGTCGTTTTTCCAACGCCCATGTCGTCTGCTAAAATAAATCTTTTACTACCAACCAATTTTTCTATTGCAATTTTTTGATGTTCAAGTGGAGGTCGATGACCATACTTTGAATAATCAATCTTAACTTCCTCTGTGTTGTGAGTTTTTAATAATGCGGCCTTGGGTAACCAAATATCAGTTAAAGTGTCACCTGAGTTAAATCTGCCCCAAATATGATATGATTTATCTTTATCCACCAATAACTTTTCAACCCAAATATCAGTTGGGATTGTTAACATATTTTTTTCATCAGCAATTTTATTTGCAAAATAGGGTTCAATGTTAACCCACTTCTTGGCAACCTTTGGTTCAACTGAATGATAGTTAATTATATATTCAGCTTGGGAACGTGTGGGATAGAATTTCTTATTGGTTTCTTTATAATGTTTTAGTTTTAAAATAAAGTTATTTCCACCTGAATATGTGTCCAAAATATCAAGTGCTTTAGATTCAATAAGATTAGATGTTTTACCTGTTAAACTCAAAGTAAATTTTTAACATAAAAATAGTTGATATCTTAATATTTATCAATATGACAAATAAAATACCTATAACAAGAATTGGTAAATTCTTTGATGCAAGTGATTATCAATTGGATATATCAATGGGTGAGGAATGGTTATATGGGGATATGAACTTTACCGTTGTATTATATCGTATAGATAGATTAAAAACCAAGACTGATGATGTGTATGGTGAAGCATTAAAGGATGGGATTAAATTTCTACCCCCAATTGAACTTAAAGGATATGTTCAAATATCAGCACCTGAAAATAAACAGATTGCGGGAAGTAAACCAGGAATTAACCAAACTGAACCTGGTAATATGAGATTCTCCATTTATCAAAAACAATTGGATGAATTGGGAATTGATATTGCTTTTGGTGATTATTTGGGTTATAACGAAACTGAGAACAGAATTAGGTATTATGTCGTGAATAATGATGGAAGGGTTGTATCAGACAATAAACATAACTATGCTGGTTATAAACCATATTATAGAACAATAACAGCTTCGGCAGTTGTTGATAATGAATTTAGAGGATTGTAATTATGCCATTACCAAAAAAAATAAAAAAAGATATACCATTAACTGAATCAAAGATTCTTTTGGAAAAAAGAAGGGAATTGGTTGATAAGATTAACAAAGATGGTACTTATTTACCCAAGTCTTTATTACACGCAGATTTGGATGGTGGTTTTTTGGATTTTGTTAAGAATGAATTAAAGACTATTGTTGATGGTAAAGTTATACCAACAATTGATATATTAATGACAACTCAAAATTGGGCACAATTTACTGAAACTTGGGATATACAAAATTTGGATAATAATGTTGAACCCCCATTTATTTCAATTGTTAGAATACCTGAAGTAAAGTATGGTACAAATCCAGCTGTATTATATACAATACCAAATAGAAGACAATATTTTTATGCTCAAGTCCCAACTTGGGATGGTCAAAGGAGTGGTATGGATATTTACAAAATACCACAACCAGTGCCTGTTGATATTACATTTCAAGTAAAAATTGTTTGTAATAGAATGAGAGAATTAAATAAATTTAATAAAAATGTTATTGAAAAATTTAGTTCTAGACAAGCATACCAAATAATTAAAGGTCATTATATTCCAATAATAATGAGTAATATATCTGATGAATCAGTAATGGATATGGAAAAAAGAAAATATTATATCCAAAGTTATGATTTTATAATGTTAGGATTTTTAATTGATGAAGATGAGTTTGAGGTTTCTCCAGCAATAACTAGAGTATTACAAGTTTTAGAAGTAGATACTACCACAATAAAAAGGGGAAAAAATAGAAATACATCATTACCTAATATTTTTGACGCTGTATTTGTTGTTGGTAATACCACATTATCACAAACATTAGATTATACAACAAATCTATCAATATTAGAAACTGATAATGTTCAAAATTTTGATGTTTATATAAATAACGATTATTATGGGAGTGACATTAACGAGATTCAAATTAATACTGGGGATGTATTGAGAATTGAAGTAGATAAAACTGATAACTCATTACAATCAATGATTAAAATAGAAAGACCTTTATTAGTTTAACTATCCCCATATATATCTTTTTTCTCCTTACATTTTTCAATTATAAGTCTTTCCAAGAATCTATACATTTTAATTCCATTCTTATCACAATAATTTTTAAGTATATTGTGAACCTCTAGAGATATTTTTAAATTTTTTATTTTTTTACCTTCATTATCCATAGTAGAAAAAAGGTAGAATTTATTCTACTCAATTTATTAATACATATTACAAAGTAAAGTTTTTTGTGATTTTGAGTAATATTTATCTTAAAATAAATTATTTAAAAATAAAAAAAAATGGCAAATAAAGTATTCGTTTCTCCTGGTGTTTATACTTCCGAGGTCGATTTAAGCTTTGTTTCTCAAAGTGTTGGTGTAACAACTTTGGGTATTGTTGGTGAAACTCTTAAAGGTCCCGCCTTCGAACCTATCTTTATTACAAACTTTGACGAATTTCAAGCTTATTTTGGTGGAACTTCACCTGAGAAATTTATTAACACACAAATTCCAAAATATGAAGCAGCATATATCGCTAAGGCATATTTACAACAATCAAACCAATTATTCGTAACAAGAGTTCTTGGGTTATCAGGTTATGATGCGGGACCTTCTTGGTCTATTGTTACGGTAGCTAATGTTGACCAATCAACAGTTGGTTTCGAATGTACAGGATTTACAACAGTGAATTGTGTAACGGATTGTACTGGGTTTACGATTGTTGATTATACTATTGATTTTACTGGTTGTACTAACAATGTGGATTCAATACAATTTACAACTACATTACCAGATTTCTTATCATCGGATATCAATAGTACATATGAATTATTTAATGGGTCAACATCAACAATAAAAACTGATTTACAGAATCAAATTTTTAATGTCTTAAATACTCCAACAACTTCAGCAACTTCAATAAGTTATTTTGGTACTATTTCAGGAGGAACTTATGATACATTATCAGCATATACTGCAAGTACAAATGTATTTGGTGTTGACAACGTAAGTTCAGATTTGGCTGATTATACAGCATCGGTTAATGATACTTGGTATTATGCAACATTTGATAATGTAGGTAATACTGATTATACTGGATATTCATTCTATAATGTTGTAGATAGTATAGTTCAAACACCTACACTCTCTGATTGTGCAACAATATTTAGTTATTCTGTAAGTGCTGCGACAATTGGTGAAGTTTTTGGTTCTATTAATTATAATACAAATGTTATTAATGTTTGTCTACCTTCAGGTTCAACAACTGCAGATACAACTGCTATGACAATAACTTTCAGTTCTTGTACCACAGGTGTAACAAGTGAAAGTGTTACTCAGTCTGCAACAACAACTAATGTTGACTTTAGTGCTCTAACTAAAAGTTATGTTGTAACATCTGAAGATGGTTCAGTTACTACAAATTGGACTGTAAACTTAAATCTATTTGACCCTTGTGGATTATGTGCTTCTGGTAACACAGGAACTCCAAATACAGGAACAACATTAAATTGTTATAGTGGTACTGTATCAGGACAAGCATTTGTTTATTCGGGTAAATCTTATACTGACTATGATGATTTGGTTATTGCAACATTACGTTCAAGAGGTTTGGCCACATATACCACTGACGATGGTGCTGTTTATGAAGTGTCAGGTTTAACTGATGTTAGTATGACATGTACTGGAGCTTATTCAGGTGTCACTAAAAATCCTTTTGCGACATTTGGATTGAATGTAACAAATAAAGATAATCAAACATTTTTCTTTGAGACATCATTTACAAATTCTGATCCAAAATATCTATCAAAAGTTTTTGGTTCTACTAATTTCTCAAAACAAAGAACTACGGTTCCTTTATTTGTTGAGGAGATATTCCAATCTTTATTAACATATGGATATAGAAAGGGTTATATTAGAGGTTTAAATTGTACTTTAACAGCATTACCTAATGCTAGACAACAAACTGACCCAACATCAATTGCTTGGTATTTAGAAAAATATCAATCACCTGAATCACCTTGGGTAGTTTCTGAATTAAGAGGTAATAAAGTATTCAACTTATTCAAGTTTGTTACTATTGCTGATGGTAATGATGCAAATTATGAAGTTAAATTATCGATTTCTAATATATCATTTAACAATGGGACGTTTGATGTGTTTGTTAGAGATTTTTTTGATAACGATTCCAATCCTGTTGTACTTGAGAAGTTCACAAATTGTTCAATGAATCCAAATGAAAATAACTTCATTGCTAAGAAAATTGGTACTATGGATGGTGAGTACGCATTAAATTCTAAATTTATTATGTTAGTAATGAATGAAGACGCTCCAGTTGATGCCTTACCTTGTGGATTTGAAGGATATCAATTCAGAGAATATGCTGGTGTAAGACCTCCATTCCCAATCTATAAAACTAAATACGATTTCCCTGGTGAAGTAATTTATAATCCACCTTTTGGCTTATCTTCAGGTTCTGATGATATAATAAGAAGTGCTGGAGATAATGTTAGAAGAACTTATTTAGGTATTTCAGATACAATTGGTTATGATTTAGATTTTTACGCTTACAAAGGTAAACAACTACCTTTATCAGTTTGTACTGATACTAGTGGTGACAATTGGTTATATAAGACAAAAGGATTCCATATGGATATAAATGCTAGTGGTATCACCATTGGTAATTCATTCGCGACAAGTGGAACTCCAGCATTCTATGTTGGTTCGGGAACTTTCACATCAGACCCAACAAGTGAATCAAATCCATATTACAGATTGTTTGCACGTAAATTTACTTTATTGTGTCAAGGTGGTTTTGATGGTTGGGACATCTATAGAGAAAGTAGAACGAATGAAGATAAGTTCATCTTGGGTAGAAATGGTTATCTTAATGGTTCTTGTCCTTCATTTAGATATCCTTCCGCAACTGGATGGGGTGCGTTTAAAACTATAACTGTTGGTAATAATAGTGTCGATTACGGAAATACTGACTATTATGCTTACTTGTTAGGTCAACAAACATTTTCAAATCCTGAAGCTGTAAATATAAATGTATTTGTAACACCAGGTATTGATTATGTTAACCACTCTAATCTTGTTGAGGCAGCAATCGAAATGGTTGAATTTGACAGAGCGGATTCAATTTATATTGTAACAACACCTGACTATAAGATGTTTACACCAACAACTGGTGACCAATTAGATTTGATTTATCCACAAGAAGCTGTTGATAACCTAGAAACCGCAGGTATAGATTCAAACTATACTGCAACTTATTACCCTTGGGTATTAACAAGAGATACGGTTAACAATACTCAAATCTATATTCCACCAACTGCGGAAGTATGTAAAAACTTAGCATTAACTGATAATATTGCGTTCCCTTGGTTTGCTGCGGCAGGTTATACTCGTGGTATTGTAAACGCAATTAAAGCTAGAAAGAAATTAACTCAAGAAGATAGAGATACCTTATATAAAGGTAGAATTAATCCAATTGCAACTTTCTCAGATGTAGGAACTGTAATTTGGGGTAACAAAACTCTTCAAATTAGAGAATCTGCTTTAGATAGAATTAATGTTAGAAGATTGTTATTACAAGCACGTAAATTAATTTCTGCTGTATCAGTACGATTATTGTTTGAACAAAATGATGATAAAGTTAGACAAGATTTCTTAAATGCTGTTAATCCAATCTTAGATGCTATTAGAAGAGATAGAGGTTTATATGATTTCCGTGTAACAGTTTCTTCTGCTACCGCTGATTTGGATAGAAATCAATTAACTGGTAGTATCTACATTAAACCGACTAAAGCGTTAGAATTCATTGATATTACATTCTATATCACTCCAACAGGTGCTTCGTTTGAGAATATTTAATTAAATCAAAAACTAAAAGGGGAGATTACTCTCCCCTTTTTTTATTTAACATATATTTATAATAAAAAAAAATATGAGAATATTAGTTACAGAAAATCAACTTAAATCGTTGGTTGAGTTTTATGAAAAGGGTTATTCATTTGATTGGGATGATAATGTGTTAAATATGCCAACTAAGATACATTTAGAAAAAAAGTCTAAAGATACTTGGAAAGACTATGATGTGTCAACAGAAAAATTTAGAGAGATAAGACACGAAATTGATGGCGAAAAATTAAGATTAAAAAATAACAATCCAAATGATGCTTTCCAAGATTTCAAAACTGAAATTTTTATTCAACATACAAAAGATGCAATTAATAATAATGAATTTGGACCAAGTTTTAAAAAATTTAAAAAAACATTAATGAGTGTTATTGATTTTTCAATCATAACAGCACGTGGAACTAGTAAAGATTCATTAAGAAAAGGTATTAAAGTTTTGATTGATATGACTTTTTCAGATAAAGAAAAAGAAGAAATGAACAAAAATTTAAAAGAGAAAAAATATTCAAATATTGATGATTATTTAAAAGACCAACAATTATCTGCTGTGTCATCAGATGAATTCAAAACTGAATATAAATCAACTGGTGGTGCTGAAAATCCTGAAGTTGCAAAAACTATGGCATTTGAAAAATATGTTGCTAGTGTTGTGAGAAAAGTTGGAGAGTTGGTTGACCATCCTGATAGAGAGGGTATTAAGATTGGTTTTAGTGATGATGACTTAGGTAATATTAAAAAAATGGAAGAGTTCATCAGAAAAGAATTAATCAAAAAGTACCCAAAAGTTAAATTTGTTATATATGATACTTCAGATCCTAAAAATGTAAAAAAGAAATATATTAATATAGAAATAGATAATTAATTATTAATATAATTAAAATTATATATAATAACTAATATATAATGTAATTTATTAATGAATAATTTTTTTTCAAGTAAAAGTAAATAGAAAAATTTTCAATAGTATAATATTTATTATAAAATAAATGAATAAAATTAAAACAATATAAAATGGCTGATTTATTAATGAAAATGCCTATTCCGTATGAACCCAAAAGGCAGAATAGGTTTATTTTAAGATTTCCTTCTTCTTTGGGGATAAATGAATGGTATGTAGAAAGTACTAGTAGACCTGCGATTACAATTAATGCTACAGAAATTCCATTCCTTAATACTTCAACATATGTTGCAGGTCGTTTTACTTGGGGTACTATAAATGTAACATTCAGAGACCCAATCGGTCCATCAGCATCTCAAGCTCTAATGGAGTGGGTTCGTCTTCATGCAGAATCAGTAACTGGACGTATGGGCTATGCGGCAGGATATAAGAAAAATATTGACTTAGAAATGTTAGACCCAACAGGAGTTGTTGTTGAAAAATGGATTATGGAAGGTACATTTTTAACTAGTGTTAATTTTAATACCTTAGCATATAATTCAGAAGGTATTGCCACGATACAAGCAACATTAAGACCTGACCGTTGTATTTTAGTATACTAATTATTTTAAATAAAAATATTTTTAAATCCTCTTATCACAAAATTGTAATAAGAGGATTTTTTTAGTTACTTTTAGTTTTTGATTATTATTATTTTAAATAAAAAAATATGGATTCAAATTTATTTAATGCCGCAACGGAGAATTTCAATTTACCTCACGATGTTGTTCAATTACCATCTGGTGGATTATTTTACAAAAACAAAAAAAAATCAATAAAGGTTGGATACCTAACAGCAAATGATGAAAATATATTGGCAGGGGCGGTACAAAACTCTAATCAGAGTATTATTTTAACCTTATTAAGAAATAAAATTTATGAACACGATTTAAGACCTGAAGAATTATTGGAGGGTGATATTGAGGCAATCTTAATTTATTTAAGAAATACTTCATTTGGACCAGAATATGTTTATACTATTACAGACCCAAAGACAAGTAAAAGCTTTGAGGCTACAGTTTTATTAGATGAACTAAATATCAAAAGAACCGAATTCAATCCAGATGAAAATGGTATGTTCATAACTAAATTACCACGTTCAGGCAATCATATAAAAATAAGACCATTGACTTATTCTGAAATACTTGAATTAGATAGAATGGCTGAACAATACCCTATTGGTAGAGTCGCACCAACCATAACATGGAGATTGAATAAAATGATACAAGAAATTGATGGTATGACAGATAGAGAAAAAATATCGGCATTCATTGAGACATTACCAATTATGGATTCAAAACACATTAGAAATTTTGTTAAGGACAATGTTCCATCATTAGATTTAGAAAAAACAATTATGGCCCCATCAGGAGAAAAGGTATCCTTTAGGATTACCTTTGGGGCAGAGTTTTTTCGCCCTTTCTTCTAGTTATCGACAATTAATGCTTGATGAATATTTTGCCCTTGGAAAATTTATTGGGACATCATATTCAGATTATTTGGCAATGCCGACATATGTTAGAAAGTATCTAATAAATAAATTAATCGAAGTTAATACTCCCCCTGACAATAAATAATTGTTGGGGGTATTTATTTTATATAATTAAAAAAAATGGGTAAAAGACAATCAAATATTGGTAAGGATATTGCAAGTAATCTACCAGTTGTATCAGAGTTAACAAGACAATTTACTACAGCTGTTGGTGATATGGAAAGAGCAGCGATAACTGTTGCAAAACAATTTGGACAAGGTAGAGAAAATATATTGAATATAAAAGCATCATTATCTGATGCGACTGATAGTCTTAGGGCGGTTGGTGTTAGTATAACTGATGCTATTAGTATTGCTGGTCAACTACAAAATGATTTTTCAAAAGCTATAGGTAGAAATAGTCTTTTAACATCTGAATCCTTTGGAAAGTTAAAAGCTATGACCGAAGCGACTAGTCAAAATCTTACAACTATAACAACATCATTTGCTGATGCTGGTATGTCTATTTTACAAGCTGGAGAAGAAATGCAAAAAGTTGTTAAGGCGTCAAGGGCTATTGGTGTTGATACTGAAAAAGTTTCAAGTATGGTCCTTAGTAACTTAGCAAAAACAACCCAATTTAATTTCCAAGGTGGTGTTGAAGGTATGGCTAAGATGGCAGCACAGGCGGTTAATCTTAGAATTGATATGAGTTCAACATTAGCTTTGGCTGATAAATTATTTGACCCTGAAAAAGCTATTGATATGGCTTCGGCTATGCAAAGATTAGGTGTACAACAAAGTGCTTTACTTGACCCATTAAGATTGATGGATATGGCACAAAATGATCCGGCTGAGTTACAGAACCAAATTGCTGAAATGAGTAAGGAATTTGTAAGATTAAATGAAAAAGGTCAATTTGAAATTATGCCTGGGGCTAAAAGACAATTAAGAGAAATTGAATCACAATTAGGATTAACTGGAGGTCAACTATCAAAAATGGCTTTAGCTGGGGCAGAACTTGATGATAAATTATCTAAAATAAAATTACCTGACAACTTTAGTGAAGACCAAAAGAAATTTATTGCCAATATGGCAACTATGGGTCCTGGGGGTGAATATAAATTAAAAGTTGATGGTGAAGACATTGGCTTGGATAAAGCTATTGATTTATTCAATAAAGATAAAACTAAGTTGGATAAATTTATGGAATCTCAAGCTGAAAAAAGTATGGAAGATTTGGCTAGAGAACAAATAGATATTCAAACAAGAATGAATAGAAATTTAGAAGCATTAACTCAAATTGGATATAGGTCAGGTGTTGCACTTGGTTCTACAAAATCAGCTGAAGACTTAATGCAAACTGGACTCGCTGGAACTGGTACCTTACCTAGTATTTTTGAACAAGGTAATTTGACAGCCAAAAATTTAAGACAATCGGCAGAAACAGGATTAGGTGATGTTACTGAAGCTTTAAAAAAAGGTGATTTAGCTGGTGCTGCTGAAAGTATTGTTGGTAATATGGGTGGATTTTTTGAAACAACGGTAAAAGGTGTCGTTGAAAGAGGTGAAGAAACTTTCCAAGATTTTTTAAGTAAAAATAAATTAGTAACAGGAACAATTGGTGGCGTCGCTAAAGGTATTGAATCTGTAACTGGTCTTGATTTAAAAAGTAAAGAAATATTAAACTATAATAATGATTTAAAAGAAACAACAGTTAAACCAAAAACTAATGAAACTAATGCTCAAGAAAAATTAAATAATGTTACTACTAGTAAATCCGAAAACACCACCCCAAATAAATCAGAAATAACATATAGTGGTAAAATTGATTTAAATATTAACGCACCAACTGGAATGTCAGAAAATGATTGGAAATCTTTAAGTGATAAATTAAAAGATGATGTTAAATTTAGAGAATGGTTAATGAATTATATTAATAACCCAACTGGTAATAAAAATCCTAATGAAGTTAATAGGTCGTTGAATAGCGTTAACAACTAATAAAAAAAATAAAAATATCTATTTATTATAAAAAAGTATGTCAGATAGTTCATTATCATTTATATCTACCGCTAGTTTTAGGAATAGTTTAATTTCTCGTAATTTAAGTCCATACACAATACAAGGTGTATATTCACCACCTGTGTCTAGTATAAACTACCCAACAATTATTGGAGATTTAAATGTTATTGACTCACCAAATAATCTTATTGGTGATAGTCCATTCCCTGACCAATTATATCCTTTAAACGAATATGGTCCTGATGGTGGATATATTAATACTGTAATTAACAACAAATACCCCATTAAGCCAAATAGAGGAGAATATGACCCTAATGATACCGAATTAGATTTGGTTAATGAATTCTATATTGATGCGGCTTATATTGAAAATAGATATGGACCTAGAGGTGGATATATGAGTATGGTTGTAATTGACTCATTGGAGAATAAAAATAGACTATATGCTCCATATTGGGACCCACCTACATTTATACCATCATCATACGCACCATATCAAATCTTATTATCAAACGACCCCAATGGTTCAGATGGATTATTATCTCAAGATTCATTTATAATCAAATTAGGGGCTAAGACTCTTAAAGATTTATTACAAGATAGAATAGATGTCGAGAATGCTCAAATTAATGGTAGTGCGGGTAATTTAGACACATTTAGCAATCCTTTTGGTGCAAGTTTACTTGTGTCTGGTAGAATAGATACTACTAATAAGAATTATAAAATAACAATACCAGAACAAGGACTTGGTACTTCACAATCATTAACAACGAGATTATCTGAAAATTATTTTCCAGCATCACCAATACCTGGAGATTATTTTAATGAAAGTCCATTGAATGGTGGGGCCAGTGCTCAAATTGTTAGTGGTGTTAATACGATTAATCAATTAACAGGTGGGGCTTTAGGTGGAATTCTTAATGTAATCAGAAATCCATCTCAAATATTTCTAGCTAATACTGGAAATGGACAAAGGTCAATTCTTTTTTCAAATTTAGATTATAATAGATATCAACCAGGATATGATAGAAATTTGGGTGGGGCTTCAGTTGTACCATTTGCATTAAATGCTCTTGAACTTAGTGGAGGTTATTATGTTGGTAGTAGAAACGCTGACCCATCAACAATAACATCACCTCCAAATCAAATCCCCGTTGATAATTTTGGTAGACAAATACAAACACCAGTTTATGGCCCTTCAGAATTGGGAATTTTATTTGAGGGTAATGAAAACAAATTAAATTTTGGATTGGCAGGTAAATCCTTTACTAATGGTGGGGGAATTGATGGCCAATTTGTTTGGACATCTCCAAAATATAAGGCAAATGCTGGATACAAAGCAACACCAGGTGGTGGTGTTGGTTCATTAGATAGTGAATTCAATCAAATAAGTTCACAATATACTAGTAATGAATCAACTAATGTTACATTTAAACCATCATCAATATTAGATTCGACACAAAGATTAATAGAATCAGCTGATAATGTCGCGGGTATTACAAAATTAAAACATGTTGGTAATGCAATTAATCAAGTAAGTAAAGTTTTTAATGATGGGTATAAAGAAATAACTAAAGGTTCTAGAGTTTTATCTTATGTTGATAATACAACTGGAGGTGAAGCTGGGATTGAATATTGTAGAATTTTTACTAAAGATACTCCATACTATACATATAATGATTTACAAAAAACAGATGGTATAACAACATCAGGTAGAAGATTTGTTAATTCTGTTTTTGATAACACTTATAATTTAAACATAGCACCATTAAAAAATCCAGGTTCAACTAACTTACAACCAAATGAGAAAGGACAATTAATTGCAAAAAAATATATGTTCTCAATTGAGAACTTGGCTTGGCGAACATCAAGTAGACCAGGATTAACTTATGATGATTTACCTGCTTGTGAACGAGGTCCTAATGGTGGTAGAATTATGTGGTTTCCACCATATGATTTATCATTTAATGATACAAGTACTGCTAGTTTTCAATCAACTACTTTTTTAGGTAGACCTGAACCTATATATACATATAATAATACAACAAGAACTGGTAGTATATCTTGGAAAATTATTGTTGACCACCCTTCAGTAATGAATACGATAATTGAAAAACAATTAAAAGGTCAACAAAAAGAAAGAGTTGATTCTATCATTGATTCATTTTTCGCTGGTTGTGTTAAATATGATATTTATGAATTGGCCAAAAAATTCAATATGTTAAAAGCATCTGACATATATGAATATCAAGAAATATTAAATAATCCAAGATTAACAAGGGAAGAACTAGAAGGTGTTAATTTTGAAATTCAAAAAACAATAACAATACCACCACCAGAAAAGGGGTCAACTAATGGTAATGCTGGGAATGGTAATTTAACGAATACTGAACAAACGAAACTTGAAGATGACCCTAGAAAAAAGGAGTTTGAAACTAATTATAATGAATTAGCATTTTACTTTCATAATGATATACCAGGACCACAATCTGAAACAATTTCAAACCAGCCGTACAAACAAACTTATGATGCTTATAAAGGATTAATACCATCATATGAAAGTTATTCCAAATCATTGTATGGTACATCTTTTTGTAGTAAAAGTGGTAATGTTCCTAACACTAGTAAATCTTACCAACAATATTGTAATGAGGCTAAAAATGTTAAAGAATTTTTTGATACTATTATTGATAGTAATTTTAAATTAGCAGCAGAAAATCCTAAAAATTTTATTGTTGATGCCTATAATATTATACAAAGCGGTGGGGAAATTACAATTAATATGATTGGTTCAGCCTCAGCACCTGGTAGTGCGGATTATAATGTTGATTTATCAAAGAGAAGAATTGATTCAGTTAAAAAATTCTTTGAACAAACTACTATAGGTAATGCTAATTTAAAACAAGCTATTGCTGATAAAAAATTTATTATAAAGTCCGCAGAAGGTAAGGGTGAAGAAATATCAATACCAAAAGCAGGGACTGGTAACACGTTTGGTTTTGAAGTAAATTGTACACAAGATATAAAAGGAGGAACACAGAGTGCTACAGATAATTACAATGCTCAAATATATTCCGTTTATGCAATGGCGTGTAGAAGAGTTAAAATTGAAAATATTATTGTTAGTAATTTAAAACAAATAGAGGTAAAAGAAACTATAGTACTTAAAACTGACCCAGTCACTCCAGAAACTAAAACAATTGTTGAAACGAATAAAGTTGTTCCACCTAGATTACAACCAAATGTAAGTGTTACAAAAAAATTAAAAGATGGTATTAGTAAAAAAATATTAAGAAATTTATTTTCTGAATGCGATTACTTTGAAGTAATTCAAAGAGAAAATCCTATGATATATCAAACAATCAAAGAGAAGATAAAATATTTTAATCCTGCATTTCATTCTATGACTCCTGAAGGATTAAATGCTCGTTTAACATTTTTAAATCAATGCGTTAGACCTGGTGAAACTATTCCAGTAATTGGAGCGGATGGAAGACCGAAATACAATGATGCTGTAAATACTTCATTTGGTGCTCCACCAGTGCTTGTATTAAGGGTTGGTGATTTTTATAATACAAAAATTATTCCAGGATCGGTTGGGTTCACTTATGAAAATAATTTATTGGATATGAATCCCGAAGGGATTGGTATCCAACCTATGATTGTAAAAGTAACTTTAGGGTTTAGTATGATTGGAGGTCACGGATTAGCAAAACCTGTCGAACAATTACAAAATGCTTTATCATTCAATTATTATGCGAACACTGAAATATATGATGAAAGGGCTACACCTACAGATGATTCATATAAAAAGATTGATAAAGAACTAGAACAAGTAATTTTGGCTGGGGAAAAATCGGCAACAATTAATAATGTTACTAATACCCCAACAAATGATGGTGGAGATACTATTGGTGAAATTCAAACAAATATCCCAATACCAGCAGGACAAACTGGTGTTACTTCATATCAAAAATTTATGGATAAGTTCTTTGATGAAACTGTTACATATTTCAATACGGTGATTAACCAAATGGAAAAAATTAATCTTACTTATAATTGGGGTATTTTAAAATTGATAAACGATGTAAGAGTTTATAAAAAAGGTACGATTTATCAAAATGGAGTACCTGATACAACTCAAGAAAGAAGTATAATTTGGGGACAACCAGCTGGAGATGATAAACAGTTAACTAATTTATTTACTGATGTTTTAGAACAAATAGAATCTAATGATAATCCATTAATTTTAGGTTTATTAAAAACAAATAGCCAAAGTGGATGGGAGATAACAGACCCTGAAATAAAAGAATTAAAATTAAATTTAACAAATTATATTAAAAAATTAACTTCAGACTTTTCAAATGGTATTGTTACTACTTATTCTGAGGTTGTGAATTTTGAAAATAATTATGTGCAATACTTTAGAAAATTAAATTTATTGGAAACGAAAACCGATGGAAAGATTTTAGAAAGTAACGTACCAAGAGCATATAATATTACACCAACTAAACCAGTTAGTGAATCAAGTTTAATATTAGCGGATAAACCACAAGATACATTTGAAGAACTAAATTCGGATTATAAAAATACAATAGATTCACTTAAAAATTATTCGGATTTATTAGATACTAGTGGTATTACAACAAGTGATGAATATAATGGAGGGGATTTCTTATTGGCAAATGCTGGTGAAACTTGGGATTTAGAAGACAAATTATTCTTTATGTTAATATCTAGGATATTAGATAACAAAAATAAAAAACAAGAATTTATAACTGAAATGACTAAAGGAACTTCAGTTAGTAAAAATAACTTTAAAAACAAGTTGGAAAAAGTTGTTGAGAAACTGCAAAACAAGTATTCAAAAGAATTAAGAAACGGAGAAAAAGTATTTGAAAAATTTAGAAAAAATAAAGATTTCAAAAAATATGTTGACGAACCATTAGTAAAATTATACGCAAAAGGTAAAACAAGAAAATTTGAATACACTACAGTTCCAGGACCAAATGAAACAACTCAAAAAACTCAAATATTAGCACTATATACAAAAAAAACAAATAGATTAGAATTTTAATTATGGCTAGACAAATTTATAATCGATATAATGAATTTCTTGTGGATGGACAACAGACAGTTGTTCCATATATAAATTTACAAAGTAAATCAACTGATAAGAGATACATTTATAAAGTAGGTATGACAAGATTGGATAAAGTATCACAACAATATTATGGTAGTCCTACATTTGGTTGGTTAATTTTAATGGGTAATCCAATTTATGGTGGGTTAGAATGGAATATTCCTGATGGGGCTATTTTAACAATACCATATCCATTGATAACCTCCCTACAAGATTATAAAAATGAATTAGAAAATTATTTTTTTTATTATGGTAAATAGACCTGAAAATATATTAGTAGAATTTGATTACAACAACATTACAATAATTGACCCCAATAAGGTTGTTGATGAATTTGGTGTTGCAAAAGAAAGATTAATTAGAAGTGAAGATTTGGTTATGTATGCTAACTTGGAATGTAATTTATTACCAAGAACTAAATTGGCTATTGGGGTGGCAAACAATGACGCAATTCAAACAGTATCAATTGCAACTATTAACTTTCTAAAACCAGGTGGTAAACAATTTTTAGACAATTCTTATACGGATGAAATTACTGGTAAAGACACAATTAAAGGTGAGGGTGTTAATCAACCAAAGATAACTGCTCTTAAAAACCCTAATCAGTCAAATGATTACTATATTAGACAAACAATATTATCAGGAGGAAAACCAGGACCTACTGATAATGGATTATTGGGTATTAAAAGCATATCTATTAGACAAAATACATCATTTACACCCCAAGTTAGAATAACATTGGAGGACATTAAAGGTCGAGCATTATTTGAATCTGGTGACCAATCACCATATGCCGCCTTTTTCAATTTACCATACCCAACTTTTTATTTAACAATTAAAGGATACCTAGGTAAAGCTGTTAGACTATCACTGATGTTAAAATCTTTTGGGGCGTCATATGATACAGGAAGTGGTAATTTTAAAATAGATTTAGAGTTTGTTACTTACAAATATACAATATTGGCTGAAATTTCAATGGGAAATCTATTAGCCACACCACATATGTATAAATCAAAATTAAGTATACAAAATACTAAAGGTGGTGTTAGTAATTTCACCACTATGAGTAATGGCGAAGTTGAGAGGGGTTATCAAAAAATACAAGAATTATATAGTGAATATAAATCAAAGGGATTAATTCCTGATGATTTTCCTGAATTAACTATTTTACAATTAAGAGATAGACTTGATTTTTTTATAAAAAACAAGTTAGAAACTTTTGCTAAACAAAATATGACACCATTAACAAATTTGGAGTTATATAGAACGCAATTAGCTGATTATCAAGGTGAGGTTTATACATTTGTTGCAGGCACAAAATCTTGGTTTAACATCTATATGGATATCAAAAATTTTTATGTATTAAAAGATTTGACAACTAAAGTTTACATATTTAAATCTGATTATAATACACCTAAAAAGAGAGAAGAAGCATTTAGTAAACTTAATTCATTAATAGAAAAATATAATAATAATTTAAATAAAAATAAAACTTGTGGTACTGGTCAATTAGACCAAACTGGATATAAAATTGGCGACAAATTTGTTCCAGCGTCAATACCAAACAAAATAACATTAGAAATATTTAAAACAATATTAAATGTTGAGGATATAGATTTAAATGAAACATATGTTAAAAGAACTGGAAAAGAACCAACTACAGATAAAATTGAGGAATTAAATGCCGAATTAAAGTCAACTCAATTTAAGTCAACTGAAATCACAAATAAAAATGGTGAAATAACTTCAGCCTCAGATTTTTTTATTTTTGAAGGTCAAGGTAGATTTATGGACTTAACCAAAGAAATGGAAGTTGAACGACTAAAAATTAAAGAAAATGTTGAAACTGAGATTACAAATCTATTATCTGATTTATTAAAAAACAATAATACTGGTGTTGGGTTTGTACCAAATCTTAGAAACGTTCTTGCTGTTATTTTTGCAAGTGGCGAAGCATTTATTCGATTAATGGATGATGTTCATACAAATGCCTGGGAACAAAGAAATAGTGATGTTAGGAAAAATGTCGTATTTAATAAAGAAGTTGCGGGGGCGTCACAAGATAATTTAAATTCTGGGGACATTTCAAATAACCCAGTTTATCCTTGGCCTCAAGTCATCTTGGCAACCAATGGAGATAAAGGTCAAGAGAAATATGAAATAAGATACCCTGGTGATAATTCGTTAATTAAAATAACAAAGGGTGATGATTATGTCGCTTGGCCTGAGATTGAATTTGTGGAAGAGTTCATTAAAGGATATGTTCAAAGGACTAATCCTAGAAAAGAACTAGGACCGACTCAAAATGAATTGTATGATATAAATAGAGTAACTTTTAATGCTATAGAGTTCCCAGTTACAAATCAATTGTTTAGTAATAAAGAAGAGGTGAAGTATTTTTATGAAATCTATGAAAGATTGATATTCATTTCAAATTATTCAAAATTATCAAGGGCGTATCTTTCAAATTCATATGTTGGACAAATAACTGAAATTTTAGCTGAGACTGAAAAAATTAATATTGTTAATAGTTTATCTAATAATAATCCTTTTATTATTCAGAAACTTAAAAACTATGGAATTAATTCAAGTAATATAACAACAATACTAAAACAATTCTCAAATGGGGGTACTGGGATTAGTTGGCAAAACTATATACGTGGTATTTTTAATACTAAATATATAAAAAATATAGTTGAAAATAGTCAATTTGAATTTATATCACCTACTACTTTCAATAGTAGATTATCTCAGCCACAAGTTTCAATAACAGGTGAAGATAAACTTATTAATTATATAACGGGTTCAACGGATTCAAATACAATTGATTATAGTGACACATTTCCATTTACTAATCTAGAGTGGATAAAAACAAATTTGTCAGATGGTAATTCAATATCTGATATTAAGTCAAGTTTTGACACTAGAAAAGTATTGAATTATAGTCAAAGCAGAAAGACTATAACTAATTTTAGTGATACTACTAGTACAGATAAAATTAGACCATATACTAATTTTATCACAAAGTCACCTCAAGAACCACAACCTATTGGACAAAATCAAAGTATTAATTTAAAAACATTTTATGAAAATAGAATTAATACATTTGACAAACAGATAATAACTGAAGGTAATTTAAGATATAAAAATTACAATGGTTTTGTTAATTCAGAACAAACTACATCTATTTTGAATACCCCATATTTTATCAATGCAATACAAGAAGGTGTTAAAAAATTTAGGGAATATGATAAATATCCATTTGTTTCTGCGGCATATTTGTTTTTAAATAGTTTACCCTTATCAACTTTAAGAGAAAAATTTAAATCATATACAAATAATCAATCTGAAGACTTAAATTATATATTCGCATCACTTAAAAAGTTTGGTGCGGTACATAAGATGCCATATTCTTGGATATTAAAAATGGGTTCAATTTGGCATAGATATAAAAAGTATACCGAAACTGGCATTGATATTTTAAATGATTCTTGGAAAAACTTTGATAGTTTAACTAATTATGACCCAGGTACTTCAGCTTTAACCAAAACATATAGTTTAACATATGAAGGCTCTAATATTGATATTATATTGGAGGATATAAATGTTTTAGGTTCTCAAACATCTGTAATCATAAACACAGGTTTTTATCCTAAATTAATTAATGACTTTAATTTATTTTTACAAGGATTTGAAATTATAAAAACTAATACCCAAGTAAATGGAGCTTGTACTATTAATGGAACTACATTAACTATAAATCAAATTAATGGTGGTTTACTACAAGTAGGAAACATACTCGCAGGATTAAATATATTACCAAATACCACAATCGTTTCATTTTTAAATGGTGCGACTGGTGGAACTGGTGACTATGAAATTAATATATCACAAACAGCAACAACAGCATTATTTAGTGTAACTAATGTTCCTTTTGGTGGATTTACTAGTGCGAGTATTAATGATTCATTTTCATCTGGTTTAACATTAAACTATGTTAAGGACTCAATTATTGATTGGACTAATCCTAATCAAACTAAAAGTGTTAGGGTTATTCCTTGGTCTTTAACCATTAATACCTTAGATAAGAAGTTTGCATATTTAATACCATCACATGGGGCTTTATTAAATCAAACTAAGTATGAAACGTTTAAAGACAATGATTTAAAAGTTCAATTAACTGGGAATACATCAATACACAATGGTTCTGTTAGATTATTTTGGACAGCACCAAATTATGGGTACTTCGACAATACTAAAATTAACAAACCCTCACCAACTGAATATATCAAAAAGATATTTTCAGATAGACTAAATCAAGAAAATTTTTCATTAAATGGTGTTTCGGCTTATACAAAAATGTATGAGATTTTATCTGTCTTTGAGAAATCAGTATTGGATGGATTTGAGAATGAATTTTTAAAATTCTCAAAATCAGCCTATGATGCGGATGATAGTATTGGTTCTTTAGAAATTATTAATATAACACAAAGTCAAGATAGTGGTACAGTCTCTGAAAAGAATATTCGTAATTTCCAATCATTTATGAGAGAAATGATGAAATTACCAAATATTACTGGAAAAACTGGAACAGAAATAGTTTCTAAATATCAATCAAAACAATTTGAATTATTTAATAATTACATTAATCAATTTATACAATTTGATGTTTATTTCAAATTTGGCAATCCATCAAACTACGACAAAAAATTATTTTATTCATTTTCAAATTCACCATTAGTTGACTCTTACGAATGGAATAAATATACAGTAGCAACACCAAATGCTTTACCAACAAATGGAGGTGGGGTTACATTATTATCATCAAGAACTAACTATCCAATAGCTTGGAAAGCATTGGAAACTTATGTTGGTTTTTCGGACATATCAAAATTAGTGTATAGTAATAATGGTTCATATATAACTGACTTTTTTATTGATTTAAATGTAGCATTCACTGAATTGAATATTCAACAATTTGCTAAGATTATAAAGATGTATGCTACTCAAAAATTAAATCAATTTCAGAGTAATGTTATTAGTCCACCAACACCTATACCAAGTACACCTCCAACTACAATTGCGATTGCTTTACTTAAAAACTATTATACAATATCAGTACTAAGTTTAGGTAATAAATTAAAAACGATATATAAAAATGTTGAAGGATTAATATTATTTGATGGCTCTTATGTTGTTGGTACACCTAATGATGTTCAAAAATTAATTGACGAAGTTATTATTGGAGTTTATGGTAGTACGTCAACCAATCCAAATGACCCACAATTTATTATTAGATTAGAGGAAATTGACCCTCCAACGTATGATCAAATACCTAATTCATTAAATAAGAATGGATACAATGCTTTTTTAAATGGAATGACAACATTCTTGAATGGGGTTGAGGATTTCCAAGGTAAGATATTAGACATATTAATACCAAAATTACAAAAAGATTTACCAAATGTTAATAATACGATAGAACCTATTAAATCAAGTGAATTAAAAAGTGAACCTCAACCTAAAGTTGAATTATGGGAATCTTTTAAAGCATTAAATGATAAATGGATTGCAGGTAATGATTTTAAAAATAAAACATTATTTGAAGATATTCTTTTATTAGACCGAGCAAGTAGAAATATTGGGGATAAAGTTCTAATTGATATTTTTAAATTGAGAGAAACTTTAACAACAATTTCCCCAAAAGTGGACATGTTATCATTTGTTCAAACAATAATAATTGAAAATAATTTTGTTGTTATGAACATACCTTCTTATGTTAATTTTTATAATGTTCAAGAGGCGACCAAAAATCCTAAGCCAAAAGTTGAGGGAAGTGCTGATTTTGCCAATACATTATTTGGTACATTTTTAAATGTTGATTATCGAGATTCATCTGCTAAAATGGTTTGTTTTTATGGAGGTAAACCAAGTGAACAATTGGATATAAAAAATGTTGACTATAGATTTAGAAATGACGCATTTGATTTGAGAAGAGCAAGTGACAATCCATTAATTGAAGATTTAACAGGAAAAAAAGATTGGGATAAATCAAACAAAGTTGTTGGATTCAATGTTGACATTGGACCTCAAAACCAAGGGGTATTTAAATCTTTTAGTGTTGGACAAAATTCAGGATTAGCTACGGCGGAATCTTTAGAAATCTTAAATCAAATGGCAAATCAAGGTGGAAATCGAGGGGGGTCAACTCAAAATGTTTCATTATATAATTTATATAAAAATAGAAGTTATTCTTGTCAAGTTAATATGTTGGGAAATGCGTTAATCCAACCAACAATGTATTTTAATTTGAGAAATGTACCAATGTTTAGTGGACCATATATGATATTAGAAGTTAATCACCAAATTAATGAGGGTAATTTTTCTACTGATATAAAAGGTATTAGACAACCAACTGCGTCATTACCTAAAATTGATAATTATTTACAAGCATTAAAGACAAACTTAATAAGTAAAATTAATGAAGTTATCACTCAAGAAAAGGATGTAGAAACAGCTAAAAATCCTACAAATATTTTAGGACTATCAACTCAAGGTCAAAGTTTATTGGCAACAAATTCTAATACAATTAATGGTAGTCAAACTTGCACACCTACTATTAGTAGATATGAAAAGTTTATAAATGAATCTCCGACAAGGAATACTATAACTGTCCAAGATGTGATTACAACGATAGTTACTGAAATATTATCAATACCAACCCCAGAAAATTTAAAAACTAATAGAGATTTATTATCTATTAGTATATTTGCTAAGCTATATATTGGAAGTAGGAGTGCACAATCAACAATACAAGCATATGGATATAATTTTATTGGATTAGCATTAAATAGTGATTGGGGAGATTTAACACCATATACGGAAAATAAATTTTATTGTTCTAATAATAATACACCTTATTTAATTTTTGGAAATTTAACTAAGAATGTTAATTTCTTAAATGAAAGATGGAGACCTAGACTTGATGGTTATAAAACATTACCATCAAGGAATAATAAAACTGAGATTATAGATTTTGTAACTAAATTTGTTATTGTTAATGGGTTCAATAACAATAGTGAAGGTGAAACTTATTATAATAAATTAGTTCAAGATGGTACATTATCTGATTATACTAAAGTTGTTACTGAAGCATATAATTTATACAATTCTACAACAATTAGATAATTTTTTTTACTAATTTGTAATATTTATAATAAAACAAAAAATATGAGCGTAAAAAATATACTAGAAAACTACTTAGGTAGACAAACCCAAACAACCGAAAGAGATATGGGTGATGGAACTAAACAAGTTTGTGACTTACAAACAGGCGAATGTTACACTATAAGAATGAAAGATGGTTTAATTGAAAGAGTTGATAACACTTTAAAAACCAACAAAAAAATTCAAGTTGAGACCACTACAGGTATAAAACAATTATTAAACGGATAATTTAAAAATGAAAATTGATTTAAAAATTATTGAAGAAATTAGAAGATATAATCAAATTAATAATTATATAACTGAACAAGAATTACCCCCACCTCCAGGAGGAGAATTACCCCCACCTCCAGGAGGAGAATTACCCCCACCTCCAGGAGGTGAAGAATTACCCCCACCTCCAGGAGGTGAAGAATTACCCCCACCACCCCCAGGTGTAGGAACACCACCACCAGCAGCACCAACAGGAGCGACTGAACCAACACCAGTTGATATTGAAAACGACCCTGATGTTGAAAAAATTGAAGACGAAAAAGACAAAGGTAATAAAGAAGAAATTGAAGTAACTGATTTAGTTAAAAGTCAAAAATCTGTTGAAGAAAAACAAGAAGAATATTTTGATACTCTTTTTGGTCATTTAAATGATTTGGAAAATAAATTAAGTACAATGGATGAAATAATTTCTAAATTAAATTCATTAGAAACTAAGATTGAAAAATATAGAACAAAAAGTCCTGAAGAAAGATTAGAACTAAGAACATTAGATTCGGGACCTTTTAATCAAAAATTAAGTCAATTTTTTGAAGACAAAGAAGATGATTTTGAAAAAACAGGGAGAGAACAATATATCATAACACCTGATGATGTTGAAAGTTATTCACCAAACGAAATACAAAAAAGTTTTAGAGATTTTGGTGATGATGAAATGACACAAAACACTGATATGTCTAGATTCAAAAAAATATACTAGAACTTTATTTGACAAATTCACGGCTGACACTTATTATTGTGTATAATATTTTCTAATCAAAAAATTTAAAAAAACATGGCGACAAATCCTTTAGATGCGATTTTGGCTCAGTACGAGCAATCACAAAAATCAAGTACAAACACTAACAAAATGTCTCAAGATGAGAGAATGAAGAAATACTTCGCAGCTCTTCTTAAAGACAATGAAAAACAAGGACAAAAAAGACTAAGAATTTTACCAACCAATGATGGAACTTCTCCTTTTAAAGAAGTGTGGTTTCACGAAATCCAAGTTGATGGTAAATGGCAAAAGTTCTATGACCCAGGAAAGAACGACAATGAACGTTCACCGCTTTCTGAGGTACATGAAGAACTAATGGCAACTGGTAAAGAGGCTGACAAAGAACTTGCCAAACAATATAAACCTCGTAAATTTTACATCGTTAAATTAATTGATCGTGACAACGAACAAGATGGTGTAAAATTTTGGAGATTTAAACACAACTACAAAAACGAAGGTATATTAGACAAACTAATTCCTATCTTCCGTGCTAAAGGTGATGTAACTGACGCTGAAAAAGGTAGAGACATTATCCTTGAAATGACTAAAGCCAAAACACCAAAAGGTGCTACATACACAGTTATACAAACAATTATGTATGATGACCCAGCACCAATTCATTCTGATAAGTCTAAGGCTGATTCTTGGGTAAATGATGAATTAGGTTGGGCTGATGTGTATTCTAAAAAACCAGTTGAATACTTGGAAGCTATTGCAAAAGGTGAAACACCAAAATGGGATAGTGAAAAAGGTGGTTATGTGTATGGTAACTCTGAGGTTGGCGAAGTATCCTTTGGTGGTAAAAAATCTTATGAAGACCCACAGGCTGACTTTGATGCTGATGGTGATTTACCTTTCTAAAATTATTATCTAACATGAACCCCATTGTTGAAGGTGGGGTTCTTTTTTAAAAAAATTAAATGAAAATTCAAAAGAAAATGATTGATGCACTTACTCTTAAGTATGAGAGTGAGATTGCAGAGGCTGAGGCAACTTTATTAGTTTATTTTTCTAATCCTGTTGGAATTGGAGAACATCCACAACATTTATATGAAATGGACAAACTTGTTGAACAAATAGCCAATGCCAACGATAAATTGGAAACATTAAAAGAATTCGTAAAATATAATTTAAACAATGGCGATTAAGAAAAAAGAAATAAGTTTGGATTCAATTAAATCCAAGTTTTCAACTAAAACAAAATATAAACCAGAAAGTTACTACAATTGTGGTGATGCTTTTATGGAAGCTTGTGGGTTACCAGGCCCTATTATGGGAGGGATTAATATGTTTTTGGGGCACTCAAATAGTAGTAAAACTACCGCAATGATTCTTAGTGGGGTTGATGCACAAAAAAAAGGACATCTACCCGTTTTTATAATCACTGAAAAGAAATGGAGTTGGAGTCACGCAGTTGAATTAGGATTAAACGCAGTACAAAACGATGAAGGTGAATGGGATGGTGATTTTATTTTTAATGATAGTTTTGATTATATTGAACAAGCTACTGATTACGTTAATGATTTAATAGATGCTCAAGAAAAAGGAGAATTACCATATAATTTATTATTCCTATGGGACTCTGTGGGTTCAATTCCTTGTAAAATGACATTTGAAGGTAAAGGGGGTAAAATGCACAACGCATCAGCTTTAGCCGATAAAATTGGTATGGGTATTCATTCAAGGATTGCCAAATCAAAAAAAGAAGATTATCCTTATTACAATACTATGGTGGTAGTTAACCAACCTTGGGTTGATTTACCTGATAATCCTTTTGGACAACCAGAAATTAAAGCAAAAGGTGGCGAGGCACTATGGTTAGCTTCATCTTTAGTTTTCTTATTTGGTAATCAGAAAAAGGCTGGTATTAATCATATTACCGCAACAAAAAGTGGTAGAACTGTTCGATACGCAATTAGAACAAAAATATCAATTATAAAGAATCACGTAAATGGACTTGGTTATAATGATGGTAAAATAATTGCAGTCCCTCAAGGATATATCTCGGATACTAAAGAAGCTTTGGAGAAATATAAAAAAGAATATTCACAATATTGGAATGCAATTCTAAGTGGTACTGGTGAAATTACATTGGATGAAAGCGTGTCAGAAACAAATGATATTTCTTACGAGGATTAAAAAATTATGAATAAATTAAAAGTAATATCACTATTTTCGGGTTATGGGACACAAGAATTGGCACTAAAATACATTGGTGTTGATTTTGAGAATGTTGCTAATTGTGACATCCTCAAAACCGCGAATATTGCTTATGATTCATTACATACAACAACATTGGGTAACTTGGGGGACATTTCGAAGGTAAACGAGGACAATTACCCCCAATGTGCCCTAATGACTTACTCATTCCCTTGTCAAGATATATCAATATCAGGAGTTCAAAAAGGTATTCAAAAAGGTACGAGAAGTGGCTTATTATATGAAGTTGAGAGGATTTTAACAAAGAATCAACCAAAGTATCTTTTGATGGAGAATGTTAAAAACTTAGTATCTCACAACCATATAGATAACTTTAAAGCTCATATATTATTTTTAAATGAATTGGGATATGGATGTTCTTGGAGGGTTTTAAATGGTGCTGACTATGGTTGTCCACAGAATAGAGAACGAGTCTTTATGATGTCAGTATATGGGATGTCAAATGAAGAAGTTGAATCAATAATGAACGGAGTTCAGAAACATAGGAAAGAAAGAGTATCAATGAGACCATTCATTGAAAATGACATTATGGAAGACTTATTCATTCAATGTGATATAACACCTAACGAACCTAAAAAGAATAGTGTGTGCAGACTTGTGGGACGTAGAAACGATATTAAATATGACCAAGCAAGACGTATCTATTCTATTGAAGGATGTTCCCCTTGTTTAACGACAACTGGTTCACCACAAATTATGACTGAGGATGGTAGAATAAGAACAATTACTGGTAGAGAAGCCTATAGATTTATGGGTGTTAGAGAAGAAGATATTGATAAATTATTATCAACAAGTCTAACAACAAACAATCACATTTCGTTAGCTGGTAACTCCATATGTATTCCAGTAATGGAAGCAATATTTACAGAATTTTTGGGTGAATACATTACATCTGAATTCAAAAAAGAAGAAAACAATTTTGTTAACCCTTAAAAAAAATTAATGACAAAGACATTATTAATCGATGGGAACAACCTAATGAAGATTGGTTTCTATGGGGTTAAAGAATATTACCACAATGGTAATCATATTGGGGGTATATGGCACTTCCTTAACACAACTAAAAGATTTATTGAGGAATACAATTTTGATAAAGTAATTGCTTTTTGGGATGGTGCTGGTAATTCAAGTAAAAGGAAAATTATATATCCCCAATACAAAGAAAATAGGGTAGTTGATTCCAATGTGTTTAAAGAAGAATCTTTCTCATATCAAAAGGAGAGGGTTAAACAATATTTGGAAGAAATGTTTATTAGACAAGTTAACATAGATAATAATGAAGCTGATGATTTAATTGCTTATTATTGTCAAATTGCTAAAGATGAATCAATTATAATATTCTCATCTGATAAGGATTTAACACAACTTATTTCCCCAAATGTATCAATTTATTCACCATCCGCAAAACAAATATATAGAAATGGGGATAAGATTAAATTAAAAGAACATTCAATTCCACATAATAATATTTTGACATACAAGGTATTATGTGGTGATAAATCAGATAATATTGATGGGATATATTATTTGGGTGATAAAACTTTATTTAAATTTTTTCCAGAATTACTTGAACAAGACGTAACAATTGACGATATTTTAACCAAGGCTGAAAATCTTTTGAAAGAAGATAAAGAAAACAACACCATTAAAAACCTTTTAACAGGAAAAACAAAGACAGGAATATATGGTGATGAATTCTTTGAAATCAATAAAAAGATTGTAGATTTATCAGAACCATTAATTGATGATGAAGGAAAAGAGATGGTTGAACTTTATTATAAGGAGACATTAGACCCCAATGGTAGAGGACATAGAAATCTAATAAAGATGATGATGCAAGATGGGTTCTTTAAATTCCTTCCAAAAGGTGATGATGCTTGGGTAAATTTTTTAAAACCATTTTTGAAACTTACAAGAAAAGAAAAACACAATTTTAAAACAAAAAAATGATTAACAATGAGAGAACAAAATGATGTAACCAAACTAGAATTCTTGATGATGGTAAATGATAACATTATCGTACAAAGATTTTTCAATGTAAGAGATTACAACCCAAAATCTAAAAATTCAATTGAATTCTTGGAATATATGAATGGGTTGGTTGAAAATCTTAATTATTCGTTAAAAATGAAATCAGTGAGCTATCTATTGGAAAACCAATATGACATCACACACAACCCAACAATTCTTAATACTTCTTTCGTAGAGGGTCCTGAATATTTTAACATTTTCATAAAACAAAATGATAAAATAATTTCCCATAGAAGAATTGATGCTAAGATATATCCCCCAAAAATCAGATATACAGTGGATATTCGTCAACAAATCAAGGGTGTTTTATATGATTTAACGGATATTTTATCCGAAAAAGATTTAACATTTAATTATTTGGGATATAACACACTAGTCTAATATTTATTCATACAACAATTCAAACATATGTCATCTAACAAAAATTTCGATTATCTAGGAAGCTCATTTCAAATACAACTTATTAATCAAATTGTACTAGATAAAGAATTTTCGAGGTCTATTGTTGATGTAATAGAACCAACTTACTTTGATAACAAGTACTTTAAAATCATTATCCAAATGATTAAAGAGTATAGTCAAAAATGGGATGGTGTACCTTCTTTTGAAACATTAGAACAGATAACAAAATCAGAGTTCCAACAAGAAAATATTGCCAAAGTTGTTATTGACACAATTAGAAAAATTAAAGAAGCCCCAATATCTGGTGGAGAGTTTGTTCAAGAAAAAGCATTAAAGTTTTGCAAACAACAAGAACTACAAAAAGCGATTACTAAAGCACAAAAAGTAATTGATGGTGGTGAGTTTGAGAGTTATGATACTCTTGAAGAAATGATACGTGAAGCCCTTCAAGTCGGAATTGTTGAAAGTGGAATGTTGAATGTATTTTCCAATTTGGATGATGTATTAAATGAAGACTATAGACACCCAATTCCAATGGGAATACCAGGAATTGACAGACTTTTAAAAGGTGGTTTGGCAAAAGGTGAAATTGGGGTTATATTAGCCCCAACTGG